CAGAAAGATTTAAAAATCTTGATCTTGAAAATTTGTTTAGTAAACAAACGTTAAACTCTGTTATTAGTTTAGATACTCTTAAAAATATCGGAGAAGGCATGATAGCCGCATCCCCCGGCGTTATATTAAGTGCTGTGGAAGGTAACAAGAAATCAGCAATAAAACAGGCATTGATGGGTGCTGTGATGGGCGCGGTTGAAGGGTCTGGGGCAGTAGAAATGGCAACATTTTCTACGATCAAGAATCTCGTGAATACATATGTCGATCAAAATATGACGAACGCGGTTTTTGCATCGAAAGGGTTAGCAGAAAATCCGTTTACCGAACAACTTTTTAAAGGTGTTAGTTTACGAACATTTAATTATACGTTCGTATTCATGCCTAGAAATGAACAAGAAGCAGTAATTGTAGACGATATTTTACAGATTTTTAAATTTTTTATGCTGCCAGCATATACGAATATTGATTTGAAAACCCCCGGCCAAAATGAAATTAATAATGTTGGCGCGTTTTTTTCATATCCATACGAGTTTTTAATTACGTATTCCGTTCAAGACACGACATTTTCATTATTACCTACTGTGTTGTCCAACATGTCAGTAACATATAATGACGGTATGGACTCTCCTAAGTTTTTTGTTGCTAATTCTTCGGGGAAACAATATCCGATAAAAACGACATTAACCCTTACCTTTACTGAGGTTATGATACTGACGAGAGATAAAATTCTTATTTCTAACGACGATGCATATAATGAAGCAGCCGAAACGAAAGAAAGAAAAGGCTTATCTCGGAGGGTGAGGTTTTAAATGCTATTTTTTCAACAATTTCCGTCAGTTACATATACGTTAAATGAAGGTACCTCTGGATCTATAACTAGGGTAATACCCAACATGACCGTAAAATTGGTTATGGATTTTTTGAATTCATCGTCCATTCCCTTTAATAGCTACACGATACAGGATTCAGACAGGCCAGATACTGTTGCGTCAAAGCTATATGGTGCGAGTCGGTATGCGTGGGTTATTATGTTGGCGAATAATATGCGTGATACGTATGATTGGCCGCTGACGGATTTGCAGTTCTATGACTACATGAACAGAAAATATGAAACGTCGGCTGGAGCGAATGATGGGTATGATGAGAGTAAAAACCTTGTCGCGAAATATATCTGGGTCACATCTCAAAATATAGAGGTTGAGGTCGATTCGACCTTTTATGCGACGTTATCGCCAAGCGAACGGAAAACTATTTCATATTATGAAAAAGAGTATGAAGATAACGATTTGCGTCGAACTATTCGGGTACCTTTGTTGTCGTCCATTGACGCCGTTACGGCAGAATTAACTAGATTATTAGCTCTGTAATGTTATGCCAGAGACAAATATTAATACACCTAGATCCAATAAATCTGCTGTTATTAACATGTGTAGAATTGTGTCCAGATTTGGCACCGAAGAGTCCTATGCCTTAGCGGGGTTAAATTTAGTACAGTCTATAAAAGCTATAGAACTATACGAAGATATTTTTACGGCGTCGATGACCGGCACTGCCACATTCAAAGATAGTTCATCATTATCAACACTGTTTAGACTTGATGGAACAGAAGATTTACATTTAATTTTTTCTGTGTTTAATCCAGAAACACAACAGTTCAGAACATACGGTTCAGAAACCCAACCATTAGTGTTTACTATGTATGCACAAAATCATCGGACTCGTATAACGGCGGGATCTGAGCGTTTCGAAGTCAAATTGGTTTCTGCTGAATTGTATGGGGCCGGTGAATATAAAATTAGTAAGACCTACAAAAATCAGTTTATTGAAGATATTATACAAGATATAATGAAGAATGGGCTAAACAGTAATAAAAAGTTTAGTTTTGTTGAAAAAACAAAAACCCCAATTACTATGACAATTCCGTTCCTTACGCCCATTCAAGCAATCAAGTTGCTATGTATGCACGGACAAAGTGAAACGCAAGAAACCAACTATTTATTTTTTGAAACGCTAGATGGATTTCAATTTAGGTCTATTCGCTCGATTATTGAAGAATCATTAAATAAAAATATACCGACTATTTCCCAAACGCTGGCGGGTACACGAACTGGTAGAGATACGGAAAAACTGATTAACGCCGATGAAATTGAAATTTCTGCCGGGTACGATTCTTTATATGCAATGACGCACGGGTTTTTTGCCTCTACGACATATGCATTAGATATTCTGTCTGGTACGTGTAAAAAGGATGTTACACGAATTTCAGATGACCAATATAAAAATAAAAAATTAATTAATGGAAAATATCTTTCTGAGGCAACACCCATTTATCCGTATCGATACGGAAATATGGTGAATCCTACGTCAAAGCTGTTTTTAATTCCAACCACAGAAAATACAGTTAAAACGTTTGGGATAAAAGATCCGAGAATTCATGACAACATGATTGCCAAAACGCTAGATGGTAGAAACCGAGAATTGATTTCGTTACAGTTGCGGACCATACGAGCGATTGTCTCAGGTGCCCCCGAATTAAACGCTGGAAAAATCGTGAATATCATATATCCCCCGACAATTGGCGCTGGGGGTACCAAGGTTGATGATATTGCTAACGGCAAATATATGATTATTTCTTCTAAACATAGCATACTAAATAATGGACACGGCGAGTTTTTATACGAAACCGTATTTGAAGCCGGGACAGACTCAAACGCGGTATCAAAACGTACATAATTCATGTCTTTCGAATTTAATTCTGATAAAATATCAAAGATAAACGCCCATGAGTTTATGGGCAAAAACGGATTTTTCTGGTTTTTTGGTGTGGTGGAAAATCGTCAAGATCCGGTGGGATTGGGTCGGTGTCAAGTCAGAATTTTCGGGTATCATACCGAAGATATAGAGATGTTACCGACACAAGATTTGCCGTGGGCGATACCGCTTGCTCCATTACATAATCCAGAATCACCCAAATCACCGCCTGAAGGCACATGGGTGTTTGTGTTTTTTGCGGATGGATTGATTGCACAACAACCTATTATCATTGCGTCGGTGCCGGGGTATCGGCGTAAGAATCCGTTTATGCAGGTTGAATAATGGCCGAACAAAAACCACGCGTATTTTCACGCGCATCAAATGATCCGACTCGTGGGGCTGGTGCCGAAACGATGTCCGAATTCCCGCCAGCCTACGCCCCGAGATTTCCATATAATAATGTCATTGCCCATACCGAATCCGGACACATGATTGAGCTTGATGACACCCCCGGCGCAGAACGGGTGCATGTGTATCATCGTTCAGGATCGCATATAGAATTGCGTCCCGATGGAAGCGTGAAATACAAAACCGTCAACACGCGTCAGGATGTGACTGTCGGTGACCAAGAAGTGATTGTGCAAGGCGATTGGAAAGTTACAGTCGATGGGGCTATCAAAATCTATGCGAGAAGTGGTTCGTTGGAAGTGCAATCTGATAATGGAGCCGCGTTCAATATTAAAGGTGAAATGAAAATACATGCGGATAATATTTTATTGAAAGCCAAGAATAAAATATCGTTGGCCGCGCCGTTTGTCGATGTAGGTTCACCCACATATCTATCGTTGCCCACACAAGTTGCTCCGTTGTTTGGTGTCTTAGTTCCTGTGATGGGTGGTTTAAAGATGAAGGCTGGTTTGGGTGTCGCCCCGACCGGAATCACCTCCGTATTAACTGGGCTAAAAAATTTTAAGAGTGTAGGGACCAGTTCAAATTTTTCACCGAACAGTATTCTTGCGTCGTTATCTGACGGAACGCCTCAATTGCCAGAAATTTCACAACCAGAAGAAATTCCGCTGTCGTGTCCAGCCTTATATAAGGGCGTGACCAAAGCTGATATACACGCGAGGGATCGACATTTAGACACACCGGATGATGTCGGTGATTCGGAAACCTATACGGCGCATTTATCTCTGTGTAACGAAATAGGAGATTTTAATGAGTAAAACGCTTCCGGGTCAGATTTATGCGACAGATACAACCACACCCGCAGACACCCCATTACCTCCACAAGCGTTTATTCTTGAAACAGGTACGGTTGCGTGTGTGACTGGCAACGCCACCATTGTTGGAACCGGCACAAAATTTACCGAAGAATTAATCGTTGGTCAGTCGTTATTAATTCGAAATAGAACGGTCAAGATCGAATCCATTCATGACGATGAAACACTGCATATCACTGCGCCGTGGCCGGGAGAACATGTGTCTGGTGAATATGCTTATGTCTATAAGTTTCGCCCATTTGCTGAATTTTTAGGGAAATATACCTATTCGGAATTGACACCTCTTGGCGTAAGCGGTCTTATTCTGAAAGATATGATGCCGAATTTTAAGCGGCCTATGCGAGAAATAGATTCAACCGCGACGGTACCAAGCTGGGCGACTGACCCAGAAACTACTGGTGATCCGACATCAGATACCACAAGCAATAGTTCCAAGCAGCCAAAATCTAAACCGTTGCCACCAGAGATACCGGAAGTCTAATCATGAGTGAAAAATTACGTACCGCATTTCGTGATACAAGAACTGCCGCCGATTTATTATCGGCAGGCAGACCGCCAAAATCTGTATCGTATAATAAAAAATTATCAATACCGCAATCGCTTCGTAATAAGTTGGCAAAAGTACAAAATATTACGAAAGCTACTGCGAATGCGGTGAGCGATGTAACCGATGCGTCCGATGGCAAACAAGCCTCAAAAACGGCAGATAAATTGTTGCTTGGCGCAACACGGTTTGCTGCGGCGGCGACGGCGGCATCGTTGTTTAATTTGTTGAATGGCAAATCTGCCGGTGCTGTATTGAGTGTGCAAAAGGCGGCGTCGGCTGTGTCGTTGGGCGCACGTATTATTGAAGAAACTGATCCGACAAAGTTGACGCGACCGTATGAAGATGGATTGTCGATTAATAAGGCACAAGCTGCGCAATCGTTGGCAGTCACAACAGCATCCTCAATACTAGGAAGTTTGATTAATGGTGTGCCGCTTGCGTCTGGAATACCTCCGCAATTTAAAATTTTTAAAACGCTAGCTGCGTTAAAGGCATCGCCCCGGCTGTTTGACCCGTCTAAAGTCAAAACTACCACAGATCCAGCAACAGATGTAACTGGTAACGCCGCCGCATTTAAACCTATCGGCGGGCCGGACGACGCACTCGTTGCGCAGTGTGGTTTATTGAAAGACGAAATTATGTATCGGTTGGTGTTGTTGGCAGAAAATGTCTATACACCCATTCGAGATTATGTCGCATCGATGAATTTCCCGCCAGTCAAAATTTTAGAAGGGTTTCGTGCAGAGAACACCAAAAATAGTCCTCACGAGCGCGGTGAAGCCATTGATATTACGTTAGGTGATGGTTCTCTGACAAACGGCAGTCAGTTATTTGATTTGGCGGTATGGTGTCGTGATCATATTAACTATGACCAACTTATTTTATGTTTTAGTGATGTGGCCGGTGGGCAGGCGTGGATTCATATTTCATTAAGCCCATCAAATAATCGAAGACAAGTATTCACGAAGCCATTTAATGATGTCCATCGTGAAGGTTTATATCACTTTAATGTATACACGGACCCCGTTCAACTGAGCAGTGATCAGGCATATGTTGACGAGCAAACGTCACTCGCTGCCGCAGGTATTACGCTGTTGTCTGCTCGGGAAACCTTAAAGCAACCCATCGGCGTCAATACTCCTGAACAATCGGATGGGTTTAACGCATGGACTGATATGGATTGCGGGTTTGTTCCGCCGCCTCCATATACAAATACAACACCGATTAATTACTATTGGGAGCCGCCTGTTGGGGTTAGTCTTGATGCGGAAACGATCAGAACTCAAATTCACGATGACATTCTTGATTCGTTGGGTATCGATTGCTATACCGAAGAAGGAATACAGTCTCTTTCCGTGTGTGATGATGGCGCACGGTTTGATATTGATTACTGGATTGGTGTGTCGCAGACTCCAAGCTCATTTAGTGATGGTATTTGGTGGGTGGGCTGGAACGGATACTATCTGTCTCGCATTGTCAATGCTGTGAATAACGGCGATTGCGCGAGTGGCGACCGTGGTCAACTATCAAGTAATAACTATATTATTGGTTCTGATACATGGCCAACCTGTTAATTTAAGTTGACTAAATATTCATATGGCAATATATTCAGATTTTAATATTTCTTTTGAGCCAAATCCTTTATCAAAAGATATAGAAATCGTAACAGACGAATACGCCGTTTCACAATCGGTAAAAAATCTTATTTTGACATCATATTATGAACGGCCCTTCCAACCATCTATTGGAAGTGATATCCGACGATTGTTATTTGAGCCAATGGACAATATTACTACACGTGTGTTGGCACAGAGTATTAAAGATGTGATCGACCAATTTGAGCCACGAGCAATCGTGAAATTTGTTGATATGTATACAAATTATGGCCCAAACAAAGAATTACTAGATTCAAACACGATTATGGTTGATGTTGGTTTTTATGTGGTCAACAGACCAACCCTTACAACTACAACCGTTTCATTGCGAAGACTGCGATAATCACATATGATACTACCAACAGAAATTAAAATTGTTCCGTTAGATTTCGACACAACTCGTAATGAGTTGATCAAATTTTTAAAGAATCAAACTGATATTAAAGACTATAACTATGAAGGGTCTGCTGTTTCTTTATTGGTTGATATTTTATCATATGATGCGTATTATCATGGTTGGTATACTAATTTCGCCGTCAACGAATCATTTTTACATACAGCCCAATTACGAAATTCTGTCGTAGCTGCTGCTCGTATGGTTGGATATACGCCGAGATCAACGTCAGCGTCTGTTGCTATAGTTGATGTCACCGTATCTAATGTTGTTACGTCTGAAGCGTCGATCACTATTCCAAAATATAGTCCATTCACTGCAACCGTTTCGGGCCAAACGTATACATTTTATACCATATCGGATTATTCACAATATGTTAATAATGCAAATACTGTTGTCTTTACTGGTGTAGAGTTATATGAAGGGATTAAACTTCAACAAACGTTTGATATTGCGACCGTTTCAAACACGGGTGTCTCTGTAACATTATTGAATCAGTCGGTCGATACACGAACAATAACGGTAGCTGTCAGCCCAAGTAATACCAGTCCCCTTTCATATACATATACACGCGCAACAAATGCAGTTGAAACCACACCCACGTCAAACGTGTATTTTTTGTCTGAGACAAACGAAGGTACTTATCAATTACAGTTTGGTGACAACCAAATAGGGCGGAATTTGCATGTGGGTCAGCGAGTTGTCGTGAATTACTTGTATACGAACGGGGCTGTCGCTGACGGGGCGAGTTCGTTCGTATATACGGGTGTGGCCTTGGGATTGTTAAGTCAAACCACCAATATCACGGCTGCGCTAAACAATTCAAATATTCCTTCATATGGCGGTCAGGAACGGGAGAGTATTGAAGGTATTAAGAAAAACGCACCAAAGATTTATCAGATACAAGGACGAATAGTCACACCATCTGATGCAAGGGCAGTCATTTTAGCCGAAGTGAGTGGTGTTGGTTCTGCGACTGTGTGGGGAGGAGAGGATAACGATCCGCCTACGTATGGGAAGATGTTTATTTCTTTGAAACCATTGAATTCATTACGTTATGGCTCGGTTCAAAAAGAATATATTATTAAAAACATACTTCGTCCTAAATCGATGCCAACGATGGGGTATGAGCTGGTTGACCCGGATTATGTATATATTGTCATTGACACTCAAGTCCGGTATTCACCGGCATTAACATCCGCCAGTATAGAAGACATTCGACAGTCTGTCGTTGAATCTATTATGTCATATGGCACGGCTAATCTTGGAGAATTTGGTTCATATTTTAGATATTCGCAATTAGTGAATGTTGTTGATACGGCAGATACAAGTATTCAGAATAATTTGACTATCGTTGAATTAGAAAAACGTTTGGATATTGTGTCAACCACAGGTTCATACACGGCGAATTTTGGAAATCCCATTTATTATCCGGGAGCGGGGGCAAATGTGGTGTCCTTTACCTCGTCGGTTGGAGTACAAACGTTCACACATGTTGATGAAATCGGTCTAGAACGCCGTGGGTGTTATGTTGAAAATAACCAAGATGTGCTACATGTATATGGCAACGATGGGTCGGGTGAAAAGATTGTTGTGAAATCAAATGTAGGCAGTATTAATTTTTCAACCGGTATAGTGACGTTTACGAATTTCCGGCCAACTGGTATAACAACAAGTCTCAACAATCAATTAAAGCTACGGGCGATACCAAGTAATTCTGATATCGTACCCAACCGCAATCAAATTATCTTAATACCACGTGAAAATATTAAGGTTATCATCATTGATGACTTAGTGAACACAAATATGACAACATTTGGACGAGTAACGGCTGGTGGTCGTATCGGAGCCGGTTCATACATTCGGTAACTAAACTATGTCACATTTCTCAGAAGATGTTCACCGCAGAGTCACAACACGAGTGCGCGAAATCATACCAGATTTCGTTGAAAGCGAATATCCACAACTTGTTGCGTTTATTTTAGCGTATTACGAATTTCTTGAACAATATGATTCGTTGCCGATTGCTTCAACATTTAATGCCGGTAGTGGTCTAGTAACGATTCAAACAAATAATTCAACGGTCGTTGGTGCGAACACTACGTTTTCAACAACATTTGCTATTAACCAGCGGTTTAAAGTTGGTGCAGATATCTTTACGGTCAAAACTATTGGAAATAATACGTCATTAACTATTTCCGATATTCCAGCAAAAACATATTTTGCTAATACATATTATCCTGAAACACAAAAAACTGTCCGTCAATCAAAAGGCGCATTACGACAAATTTTAACATTTCATGATATAGATGAGACTCTTGATGATTTTATCATCTATTTCAGAAATACATTCTTAAATGATATACCTCAAGGTATGTCATCAACATCGACGCTGACGAAGCGTATCATCGATTTTTATCAATCGCGTGGTAGCGAAGAATCATATAAATTTTTATTTCGAGCGTTGTATAATAAAGAGATTGATTTTTTTTATCCG